CAGCCCGCTACGCTCAACTAGGACAGGCTGTCCTAGTTGGTCATGCTCAGCCCCACCAATCGCCGCCAGCGACGTCGGGCCTGCTCTGCACCCCAATCATGCGGGATAGCTCGCCCCGCGCTTCGGCGCGGATCTTCTCGGGTTCATCCCACACAGAGGGATTGAACCTCCATGCGCCAAGCTGACCGGCTTGGCGCATCTCGACCGAGACGTTTCCGTACTCGTCCTCGGTCACCTTCATGATGATCCCCGGGGGCACGGGGCTGATCAGCCCCTGTATGTACCCGGCACGCTGTCCCTTCGCTACCATCTCACACCTCCACACGAACCCAATCGAACCCGAACCCCTCGGGCAGGGTAGTGCAGCCCTCGGGCAGGCGGCCTCCCCGGAGCTGCGCCACATACAAGACGTCACCCGGTTGCAGGGTCACACTGATGCGAGCCATGGGCACGCCCAGGACAGCCGCCGTGTCGGCATGGCCGACGCAGGACACCAAGCCCTCGCGCGAGGGCTCACCGCACGCCGAAAGGCGCACGAAGCCGAGCAGGTGCCGAGGCACCATGCCCAGGCTGAATGCGTTTCCAATGTATCGGGTCATTTGTCACTCTCCAACAGCACGCCGCCTGCGACGCAGGCATCAAGCGCACTGGGCTGCGCGAACGCAGCCCGCTACGCTCGTGGTCGGGCGACTCGCGTCGCCCGCATAGCGGAAACTAGGACGACGTGTCCTAGTTGAACCCTCACTCGAAGGAAATGCCGGCCTTGACGGCCTTCAGGACTTCGGTCAGCTCGGCCTTCGTCAGGCCTGCCGCGATGGCGGCGGCAACCATGCTGGCAGTCGTGTCCTTCACGATTCTCGCCCTGACGGGTGCGGGCGTCCGCTTGAAGCTGCGCACGGGCTTGTCCGCGTCGCCGCACAGGGAGTCCCGCAGCCTCTTGAATGCCTGCAGTGCCGCCACATAGGTGGCGTGCTTGGAGTCCAGTACTTCCTGCCCCCGGTTGTTGTTAGACGTACTGGTCACGATGGGGCAGCCGTACTCTTCCGAGACGAAGGCGAGAACGACGGGCCTACAGGCTTCCCAGGTGGTGAAACCAGCTTCGATGGCGTCCTGCCTCAGCGTCGCGACGATATCACCCTGCTTCTTCACGAAACGAGCGAGGGCGGCCTTGAATTGTTGCGTCTTCATGGTTGCAATCTCCAACTAGGACAGTGTGTCCTAGTAGCAGAAACGCTGCTACACCGTCGAGAACGAATGCTCTCATAAAGGGTTCTACCCCCCTGCTGTGGGGTCTGCTGGGCTACCCTATCGACCCCACCCTACCCGGGGAGCCCCAAACTGTGCAGCGAGGTAGCGCCGTTATATAAACACTAATCCGCAACCACACTACGCATTTTTTACAAACTGCACAAATTATTTTTACAAAACGCAGCTACACGTGTCAAATCTTTAACAACTCCACAACCACACTACGCATTTTTTACAAAACGCAGCTACACGTGTCAAATCTTTTACAACCAAAAATAAATATGTTTTGTCAAATCCTTTACATGCACAAATAAAAAAACCCGGGCACCAGCCCGGGTCAAGCCGGGACATCCCGGCGAAAGGAGACAAGCATGCTTGCAGCAGCAAGCCACCTAAGTATACACTCCGCGCTCATCAGGCGCCGTTTCTCTGCGCCTTGCGCACAAACATGCTTGAACACCTACTGGACTTCGAACCCGAGGTAGTGACCAACACGCCCAGTGCCGTGTTGGATGTGGACAAAGCCACGCCTGTTCAGGTCATCAACGCGCAGCACGGCACCGCCGACTGGCTGGCCAGCCTGGGGGCGCCCACGGCAGCCTCTACCGAGGCCCAGAACGCCGCGGCAATGGCTCAGAGTGCGTTCGCTGCAGTCGTTGCGCCCGATACGCCAGAGAAGGCCCAGAAGGAGCGCCTGCTGGCGCTGAAGACCCCGGCTGCTGTGCAGCACCTGACAGGGATGCTGACCGCCTACGACTGGGAGTTCGTCGAGCAGGCCAAGGAGATCCGTGGCTACGCGGTCGCCAAAATCGTCGAAGAGACCAAGCACCCTGACGCACGCATACGTCTGCGCGCATTGGAGCTACTGGGACGCGTAACTGAAGTGGCGCTCTTTACCGACAGAGTCGAGGTCAAGAAAACAAACGTCACCGACACCGAACTTGATGACAAGATCAAGGAGAAGCTGTCACGCTTCATGGGTGTTGTTGACGCGCAGCCCGTCTCAGACGCAGTTTTGTTGCCGCAAGCATGAAGCTGCCTGATTTCTTGACACCACAGGAGGCGCAGGCCATTACGGCAGCGCTTCCTCGCATGTCCGTCAAGGAAAAAATGGAGCTTTTTGACCTTCTTGAAGAGAAGGAAAGGCGCAGCCGCCTGCAAGCCGCACAAAATTCAGTGGTTGGCTTCGCGCATAGCGTCTATCCGGGGTTCAAAGAAGGCGCCCACCACCGCGTACTGAGCAAAATCTTCGACGACATCGTCAACGGGCGCAAACATCGCGTAATTATTAACATCGCGCCCCGTATGGGCAAGTCGGAGTTCTCGTCGTACCTGTTTCCAGCCTACTTTTTGGGCAAGTTTCCGCACAAAAAGGTCATCATGGGAACGCATACTGCGTCTCTTTCAGAGGACTACGGGCGTCGGATCAAAAACCTCATCGCAACAGACGTCTACACGCCCATTTTTCCCAAAACGGCGGTTTCTGAGGACCAAAAAGCGGCAGGAAAGTGGTCTACGACCGAGGGTGGGCAGTACTACGCGGTCGGTGTAGGTGGCAGCATCGCAGGCCGGGGCGCGGACTTGTTCGTCATTGACGATCCGCACTCAGAACAGGACATCAAGGCAGGCACACGCACGCCTTTTGATGCGGCGTGGAACTGGTTCCAGACCGGTCCACTCCAGCGCTTGATGCCAGGGGGTGCGATCATCGTCATCATGACGAGGTGGAGCGAGATTGACCTGACAGGCATGCTCATCAAGCATCAGATCAAGAATCCTGATGCCGACAAGTGGGAGATCGTCGAGCTTCCTGCCATCCTCAACGAGCACACGCCTGAAGAGAAGAGTTTGTGGCCTGAGCAGTGGCCGCTTGCCGAGTTGCAAGCCAAACGTGCGGGCATGGACCCGCGCTTCTGGCAGGCGCAGTACATACAGAACCCCACCTCTGAGGTCGCGGCGGTCATCAAGCGCGAGTCTTGGCGTATCTGGGAGCCTGAGAAGCCGCCGAAGTGCGAGTACATCATCCAGTCGTGGGACACTGCGCACGAGACGAAGACCTCTGCTGACTACAGCGCCTGCACCACGTGGGGTGTGTGGTTCAACGAGGAGGACAACGACAACGCGCACATCATCCTGCTCGACGCCATCAAGGGGCGCTGGGCGTTCCCTGACCTGAAGAAACGCGCGATTGAGTACTACAGTGAGTGGGAGCCTGACGCGTGTCTGATCGAGAAGAAGGCCGCTGGCGCACCGCTCATTCAGGAGCTGCGTGCGTTGGGCATACCGCTCAGCGAGTTCAGCCCCTCACGTGGCAAGGCCAACCAGTCTAACGACAAGGTCGTGCGGTTGAACGCGGTCTCGGACATGTTCGCATCCGGGCGCGTGTGGGCGCCAGACACACGCTGGGCACGCGAGGTCATCGAGGAGGTCGCAGCCTTCCCCGCTGGTGAACACGACGACTACGTCGATACTTGCACGCAGGCGCTCATGCGCGTGCGCCAGGGCGGCTTCATCCGCCTGCCATCAGACGAGCCTGAAGAGCCGCGCGAGTTCCGCAGCAGCCGCAGGGCGGCGTATTACTAGGGAGAGATCATGCCTCGTTTTTCCGGCTACCACAGCAAGTTGCCCAAGGCTGAGCAGGCTGATGTGGTTGATCCTGCCGACGTGTTGCAGGTCTATAGACCGGATCCAACAGGCAAATTTGGCGGCACGGGCGGCATCGAGACGCTCCCCACGACCGTATCACGCTCAGAAGCCTACGAGCTTGCGTCCATCCTCAAAGCGGCCCGCGAGGCCGGGATGCCGGAACTTACGCCACAGCAGTTGGCAAACATGATCCTTTTGGAGGGCAGAGGAGACGCAGGCGGCAGCTACTACTCCTACAACAACCCGAAATACCGAGGGCTTGCCGCCCTGCTTGAAAAACAATATCCTGAAAACCTTACGGGTCCAGCCTTTGCGGCAACCGTTAGGGAGAAAGCAGACACCGCCAAACGCACCGGGCTTCCGTTTGATCTGCTGTGGAACGGCGCTGGAAAAATACCCGGCACCAACTGGGGCGGTGCTGAATACAATCAGCGGGCAAAGGCGTTCAAAGAAAGCCCCGCGTTGCAGCACCCCAAGAACGCCGAATTCATGGACTTTCTGAACCGGGCGTATGAGGGCAAGCTCACACCGGAAGAACTTGCCCGCGCCCAGATCCAGTCCAAGGAAGAGCTTGGAACGCATCTTGGTGGGTACGGCACTAAAAAAGTTAATGACAATGTCAAGTCGGCCCGTGAATTCAAATCGATGCTGACAGAACGCTTGCAAAACGATCCAAACGCACTGAAGGCGCTACGCGGCATCCCGGCAGATGCATTGCTGCACGTCGCCAACAACATCTACAGGGAAGCAAAAGGCATCCCAACGAAGCCGCACGGCGCATATCAGCTTTACAGCCCCCCAAGACGCCAATCGCACGCACGGGCAACCGAAAGGTCAGAAGCTGAAATGGCTATGAATCTTCCGTCTGTTCGTGCGATTATCGATCCCATGATGGGTATTGAGCGGCCAAAAGAGCAAACGATGGTCGACAAACTGAAGTCGCTACTAAAATTTGCTGAAGGCGGCTACGTGGCGGATGCTGGCAACGTGAAGTTGATTTAAGGACACATCATGGCAACGAATATCGACAAGGCGCTGTATGCCGCCCCTGTGGGGC